ACAGCACCATCAATATCAACAGCATCAAGGTTTGTGGTTCCATCAACGTCTAAGTCTGTACCTACAAACAACTTTTTAGCTACACCAACCCCACCGTCAATAATCAAAGCACCTGAAGTTGAGCTAGTTGAATCAGTAGTAAGATTTAAATTAACAACCCCACTCGTATTAAGGGTTGTTACGGATGTAGCACCCAGGCTAATAGTACCTGTAGCTGTCAGATTAGATGAACCAATATCTATATTCCCAAAACCAGAAGATATTGCTCCTGCTCCAAGTGTGCCAACAGAAGTAATCTGAGTCTGCGAAGCATCTACAGAAAGAACACTGCTAGAAGCTGATAATCCCGTGCCAGCAAAAAGAGTGGCGATGTCTGCTATTGCTTCTTTTTTTGTCGTGCTATCCGTAGCATCTACAAAAGGAATGAAGTCCCCATTAGCTATAGCAGCATCACTAATTTCATTAAAATCTAAAGCTATTGTAAGAGTTTGACTGCTTGCTGAGGTATCTAATCCAGCAGATCCAGCAACAGTCAATGTTTGACTATTTAAATCCACTGCACCTGTTCCACCATCTCCAGCAAAGTCTAGGTCTTCAGCAGTTATTTGAGTGTCAACATACGCCTTGATGCTTTGCTGGGTAGCAAGAGAGGTAGCAGAGTTGGAAGCCATGTTGTCCTCATCCAATAAAGCGACTTCAGCAGGAGCGGCTGCCCCCCCAGAAACATTACCAAGAATTTTGTAATTTGCTAAGTTTTCTATCTTAGCTTTTGTAACATTACTGTCTGCAATTTTAGCAGTAGTTACTGCAGCACTTGCAATTTTACCAGTAGCTACGCCAAGATCCTTTACAATAATTTTTCCGCTAGAAAGCTGAGTTGTTGAGTCATCAACAGCACCAGATGCAAATGTAGCACTATCTACAAGTGCATTAAGATTACTAGACGTTACTTGATCGCCGTCTGAATATGTAGTACCTTTACTTAGTATAGCCATTATTCTGCTTTTTGGAAATTTCTAAACGTAATAGCTCCTGCTACTTTTAACGCCCTTAGTCTAGGTCTTCCTTTTGTTGTTGTTAATTTAAATTGTAAACCGTAAGCTCTTTTATTTCCAAACCTGCCCCTTAGTGAAACATCTTCGTTGATTGCAAGTTCTCCTCCATTAAGGGAAGAAATACTTCCGAGGTCTATTATACCATCAATATTTTCTGTGATTGCTTCAAGAGTTGCATTAGAGACATTATTTTCTGAAGATTGCAAATGAAGCTCAAAATTGTTCCATTTTTTACGATCTATAGATCTAACATTAAACATTCTCGTAGTAGCAGATGCTCCAACAAGAACTGTTTTATCACTTCCACCTATAGTTTCTATGTATCTGTCAGTATCATCATCACGATCTTCGTACCTGTGGACACCTCCAGTTTTGTTTATAGAGTAAACTCCTCTTTTATCTCCAGAACCACCCACTAATAAATGAGTGTACTCCCAACTAGGATTATTTACAGAGTCCACAGACTCCCATTGTTTATTTAAAAAGTTGTAAATTAATAAAGCATTGTTTGTTATGCTATTATCTAGTGGAACAGCAAGATAGTACCTATTGTCAAAATAAACAGAAACTGCTTTATGGGCATAATTTTGATTTATTCTTTGTATTGTTCCATGTATTGTTGCAGACAAGGGGACATCTTGCCCTCTAAGATTATACAAGTCAATAAAGTCTAATGCATAAATACCATTATCAGATAAAAACATTAGTTTGTTTCCTATCTGTTGAATGCTTTTTCTAGCTAAACATCCGATATCACTAGTAATAACTTGAGAAATACTGTCGGCTAAAGACAAACTATTTTTTACGGTATGTATGCTATTCCTGTTAAAAACTACTAGTTGATCGTCAGAAAAAGAATGAAACCCTACTATAAAATCTGCTTCTCCTGCATTAAATCTAAACTGAGCATAAATCCTATCATAAGTATTTTGATCTAGTATATCTGAAAACAATGCTTCATCTAAGATTTTTCTGTCAGTAATTGTAGCAGANCCAGAAGATCCAGTAATATCAAATTGATATGGAACAACTAATCTTCGTTGATGATAAACTCCAAAACTAGGAGCTGGCATATGAGTAAATCCTAATCCAGCAGATTCTGGTTTTATAACACTAGCTGTTTTATTTGTTCCAATTTTATCTCCTGAATTAAATGTAAAAGTTGTTGAGTTTGTTATTGCTCTAACCCTAAAGGTATCTCCAACACTATAGCCAGAAGAAGCAGGAGTTGTTACTGTAAGAAGCTCACCAACTAATAATGAAGCAGTACTAGATACTGTAGCTGTGCCAATTCCTCCAGAAAAATCAAGATCAGTAATGGACAGGGGAGAAGGCTGATTAAAGTTTCCGTTTGAAACTAAAGAAAATGTAGTAGTGCTAATGTCTCCATCCCACTGCAAGGCTATCTGACCTTTTCTAAAAATAAATAATTTATTAAAAGCCTGTATTACTTCACTACCTTCTGGAACTGTTTCGCCAGATGGATAAGTTAAGGTAACTGTAGTAGCACCACCATCTGAAGTTTTTACTAAAATTGTACTTACTGTTCCTACGGCAACTATGTAAGAAGAAGCATTATCGTTAGGATCAGAAAACTCACAGGAAGCATGAATAAATGTAACTTCGCTAGTATTTATTTTAGCACCAGTTACAGTTAGTGTCCCTGTAGGTGTAGCATCTAATCCAGTAATTGTGACTTGTATTTGTGTGCTAGAAGATGCTGTACATGAATGGTTTCCATTAGGATTGACGGTTCCACCAGGAGTAAGTCCACTAAGATTTATAATATCTCCAGTGCTAATTCCATGAGCAGACCCAAAATTAACTATTAAAACATTTCCAGCACCAGCACCAGATCTAGAATAACTAGAAACAGATGGCAGCGTATCATGCAATCTAAATGGCAAAACAAAAACAGCAGGATCAAATGGAGTACTAAATATTTCCATGCCCTTGCGTGGTTGCCACTCACCATTTAAATCCATGCGTCCATTGTTAGACTCAGTAAGAATACCAGAAGTTAATTGATCTGGTCTAAACTTATTATTAAATCCAGAAAATCCTTGATCCAGGTCTTCTACAAGCTGATCATCCTGCGCTCCGTATGTATCGTATCTAGCCATTTAACAATCCCAAGCTCTTCTACTCCAGTAGTTTGCAGACAGTTTATTATTTTTACCCTTGATTCCACCCGACCTAGCACAGTAACTTTTCTTCCGTGCTGGGTTACTTTTTTTGATGCTCATGTTCGCATCACCAAAACGTACAATTTTTTCCTTACCACCCTGACAAGCTTTCACGACGAACTTCTTCCCCCCAGATATTTCTCTGCGGGGTGAGTTACACTTCATTTTTTTCTTATCTATTGCCACTTTTAACCTTTGCTTTGGGTGTGTTAGCTACAACTGTTTTGCCTTTGGCTCCTGCTCTTTTTTTCTTATTTGCTGTAGCAGCTCGTTCAGCCTTAGTCAGCCTTATGGCTTTGCGTCTAGGTAAACATCTGTCAGGCATCTTCTTGTTAGCAGAAGTGCCACACTTGCCCTTGATAGATCCGTCTGTACCTATCCTTACCCAGTCTTCCTTTAGCCACTGTTTGAGTTGAGCCACTAGCGTCCCTTCCTTTTGCCTCCCTTAGATTTTTTAGCGTAGTTAGGATCTTTGCAATACTTAGATGCAGCCAAGTTAGCGTAAGCAGAAGGGTACGTATCAAACGTCCTTCTAGCCCAAGCTTTGCCCTCTGGACAAATTTTGCCTCCGCTCTTAGCTTTTTTTCCTGGCATTTTTAACTCTAACCTTTGCAGTTTTAGACAAGTCACCAAGATGAAATAACCTCTTAGAAGTTTTTCCATGAGTTTTTCCAGAGTGAAGCTGACCATTAGGCATCTTGTGAAAGCCGCCCTTGTGCTCTTTTCCATCTCGGAAATAATGCTTTGATGACATTGCCATAACTAGTATTTCTTTCCCTTACCCTTGCCTTTGCTCTTGCCCATTGGGCATGGTTTGCGTTTTCCGTAGTTCATATTTTTATTTAACTTGTGAGCTTCCAAAATAAAATCCTAGTAAAGCCAGCATTCCCTGCCTCACTTCTGGCAATAACACAAAGCCCTCTAGATGTTTCCATTTGTCTGCTCCTATTCCTAAAAATTTAAATATACCCAGTTTGTTTGCCTCCACTGTTACTGGTATGTCAAAGAATGCCATGATAAAGGGAGCAAATACCACTGAAAACAAGATGCACATAGCGATGAGTTTTCTGACCCACGCTCCTCCCTCATCCGATCTTTGTGCTGCTCTATCTGCTGAAGCATCTGATGCATCCTGCTTTTGAATCATGGACTTGATGGCATTGGCTTGGATGTTCATTTGAGCCGAGATTAGTTTCATTACAAATCCCGTGACTCCACCTCCAAGCATTGCCACCAATTCACCACTCATCGTTTCCTTAGTTCTATTACTGTTTTATATACCCAAAGACCCATGTACGCAATAGTACACACCGAAGCGAGAATAGACATTACCTCGCTAACACCTTGAAAAGATACAGCAAGTATTGACCCTGCTGTTCCTAGTCCAAGTTTGTTTATTTCGGGGTGCATTACACAAATTGCGAAACGTGAATTACTGAAGCACCTGATACACCTAGAAATTTAGCAGCCTTAGCAGATCTTGCACTAAGGGTAATAAGTCCCTTCTCCTTTAGAAGAAGATGACCATTAGATGCGGTAGGAGCGCTACCATCAAACGTCACGATAACATTGTTATCTTGAACGTCGATCATTACGTATTTGGTATCACTAGCAAACGCAGCAAATGAGACTCCAGATCCTGATGTTGCACAGGATAAGTTTTCTCCAGATACCGTTGCGTTCGGGCGTGGATATAGGTTTGTTACTAGACTATTCATTATCTTGATTGTTGACTGACATACGTTTTAATACGATGTCCTACGGTATTATTATTATAAACTTGCTGAGGATTATCTAAAGACTCAGCTAAAAATCCATCAGCAATTTCTTCTTCAAAAGCTGCCTTTGAATGTTGCCCATCCATACGCAAGAAATCAGCGTAAGTTGCATGGGTCATAAACAAAAAGTATTCGTTAGGAACTTCAGTTTCTCCACCAGTTCCACTGCTGTCTAGGGTTGTTAAAAGTGTAAGTGGTTTTCTGTAAGTAACAAAAACACTTGTAGCATCAGAAGCTGTAAGGTTAATTACGTGAGCCCCGTCGCTTTCTACAAAGAACTCAAAATCAATAGTTGAGTTTCTTAATAATGGTTCTTCTCTGTGAATCCTAAGAAACTCTCCTATGTTAGTTTTGCTTGTTTGAGTAAAGGGAACAATAGAATTTGATATAGTCCTTTCTTCTCCAACTGTAAGATACCTAGCCCAATAGGGGGTTTTATTATAAGCTTGAGAAAACCTTCTATTGGCTAATGCCAATAATTGAGAAGTTTCTGCGGTTGTAAAATCTGAGTTACCAGAAAGTGCAGAAATTAAATCAAATAAATCTTTATTGGCTCTGTCTTGCATTACGCTTTATTAGGACTAAGTTCTGGGAACTTCTTATTATAATACTTTAAGAACTCTTTACTGTGTACGTGTTCAACTCC